GAGTTATCTCTTAAAGTAATTTCATCACCAACACTTAGATTATGATTTGTTGATGTTGTAAGTGTTAATATTCCAGTTGATGGATCATAAGAAGTTCCAGAAGTATTTACTTTTAAATCGCCTCCACCGACAATATTAACAGCACCAGTACTATTAAATAATTCATCTCTAACAAATATATGAGTTCCAGTAAATGTTACATTACTACCTGTAAATTGACTACTTATATCGTCAATCAATAATACTTTATTTGTTCTAGATTCACTATAATCTGTTATGATTTTAGAATCAAATGTAATAATTTTAGAATAATCCGATTTTGAAGTATTTTCAGAAACTAAATCGTAATTATATCTTTCGTGTACAGATCCATCACTCAATACCTTAACATTTATAATTAAATCTGAAGGAAGGGAACTCATCCCAACATTAGTGCCTTTACCATTAAGAATTTCCAAATCACTAAATGGTTTGTATCCAGATATATGACCCATACTTTCAATTGGTTCTTTCCAATCTTGATATGGTATTTCACCTTTAACTGCATATGAAAATCTTTGATAATAATCATTATCATGAAGTTTTTGCATATCGGAATTTAATATTCCAATATCTGTTTCCCAATCTATACTTTTTGATACTAAACTGTCAACTTTTAAATTAAAATCAAATTCATAATTTTCCTGAACAATAGACTTCAAATTAGATATTGATCCAAATATTTTTTTATCTTTAATAAATTCTCCTTGAACATTTTTTAATTTTAATAATTGAGAATCATTATTCCACCCTCTAGCGACTATAATTCCACTTGCATTAGTACCTTCTTGTCTTATAGTTTCACCTTCAATAAATTCAATTTTAGTTAAATGTGGTTTAAATCTAGCTAAATCATCCACCTTAACTACTCTACCAAAAACATTTTCTGGATCAAATGCTCCCCCAATGCTACCAATTCCAGCAATTGAATATTTTATTGTTCCATTACCAAGTGATCCACCTGTAGTATTAACACCAATTAAAGTAAAATGTTTATTGTCATAATCACTTGAATTATATCCATCAGCAGTAGAACTAGCACCCCCAACAATATCAACTCCCTCAATATAAACTACATCACCTATAGCAAATGGAAATTCTCCAGTTAGCCAACCAGTTATCGGAGCATTTAATTCTAATGTATTTGTTCTTTCAGATGCATTACTAGTAGCATCAATAACACCAATACCATTAGAATTTATTGTTGAAATAATTTCTAAATTTTTAGATAATCCACTATCATTAGATATAATTTCTACATCATAAACTGAATTACCAGATAAAATAGATTTTGTATTAATATTATCATTACCAATAGCAACTACTCTTGGTGGTGTAGTATAATTTCTACCTCCAGTAGTTACACCAATTGAATCTAAAGTATAGATATCTTTTAATTTTAAAATAACATAAGAATCTGCTTTTGGTGTTAATGTTTTATCTGTTGGAAATTCAAATCCTTGATTTATTACATCTACTCCTAAAATTTGACCTATTTCATCAGATTCTTCAGTGAAAATAGCATCAACACCACTAGTACTTGCAATAGAAGTTACCTTTACCATGTTATCGGTAGATATTAAATTATTAGCAATAATGGAATAAATAGACCCACTATCATTAGTAGAATCGGTAGTATAAAAAACTGTAGAAAATCCAGATGATGTATATGATGTAGTTTCTGCTGCACCAACTAAATTTAATGTCAACGTTGTAGATCCAACTCCTGATATTCTATGAATTTTGTTAAATTCTGAATTAATAATATTAATTCTAGAATCAATATCATTTCTAGAATCATTTGTTAAACTTAAATTACCTTCCAATCTATAATATATTCCAGACAATAAATCATCCGTAACATTAATTGTAATTTTTGTAGTAGATTCTCCATCACCCATTATACCTACTTTTTTAATTAAAGTAGTATTGTATGGTGATTGGAATTCCTTGTCATAATAAAAATTAATATCGTATCCATTCAAACTGCTATGAGATGTATCAATTTCTATAGTATTGCCTTTATAGAATTGTAAGAATAGACTAACATTACCAATTTGATGATTTCCTGAACCAGTAGTAGTTAAGTTAATTTCACTATATGGATATTTTGTAGCATTATAATAACTATCTGCTAACTTAATATTATTATCTGTAGTTTTTATTGCATAATATATCTTATTATTGACTAATGGTGCTGGTGCAGTATTAGAAGTAGTGAATATTACAGAATCTCCAGTATTAAACCCATGCTCAGTTATTGAAAATGAAGAATTGGATGTTAAAACTGATGTGTTAGCAAACTCTTTAGAATTTAAAACTAAATTATTAATTTCAGAATTATATGTAAACACATAATCTTGTTTCAATCTTGGAGTAATATTTAATTTTATTTTATCATCCACTAATAATGAATGGTCGGATTTTAATACTATATTAGCATCAATTTTGTTAGCTATACCTGCAACTTCAGTAACTATACTTTCAAATCTATGGTCATGTGAAGTAGCAGATTTGAAGTATACAAAATTATCTGGAAGACCATAATATTCTTCTGGAGAACTTCCAGGTTTTATATCATAAACTTCTGTTGCAATTCCAATAAATTCATCACTAAATTTGATAGCATATATTGTTGGTATATCTACAACATCCAATTCTTCACTATTAGATAAAAATAAATCAGTTGTTCTAGAATATAGCATTGTACTACCAACAGCAACATATGAAAGTCTATCTCCAGTCTCAAATCCATGTCCTGGTAAATATATTCCACCAGGTGGAATTGATTTTATTATATTACTAGAACCAGCACCTGCAACAACAACCCTACTAAATGTGGTTCCTATACCAACAGATTCAGCACCATTAAAATTATATTTCTTACTAAAATTAAGATTGGAATCAAATACCTTCGAATCAACATCAAAAGTAAACTCAATAGGAAGTTTCTCTACAACTAATCCTGCACTATGAGCAATGCCTTCTAAAGGATCTCCACCAGAAATTCTAGCAACTCTATATCTATTATTAATATGATCTTTATTTAATATACGTAAATGTTCATTATTAATTTTAATAATGTCATTCTCCACAAATCTGTCAGATAAAGTTGATTCTCCTAAACTTATAAAAGTAGTCAATCCAGTAGTATTAGTATTTCCAATACCAATAGAAAGAGTAGTTGCTACAGTGCTAACTCCTATAATTCTAGTTCCACTGATGTGACTGTATATGCTACTACTAATTCCAGAAATACTAACAATATCACCATCCTTTAAACCATGTGGGGATGTTCCAATAGCAACAACTTTTTTATCTTGAACTGAGAATTTTAAATTAGAAATAGTAGTAGTAGAAGTTTCTATTGATAATATATCCTTACCTAAAATCTCTGAAACTCTTGCATTCGCTACAGTATTATCACTTAGTGATATGATGTCATTAACGTTATAATTATCACCTCTATCAAGTGCAGTTATAGTTGTTATTCCAGCACTTTTTACAGACTCTACTCTTAAATTTACATTAGACTTTAATTGATCATCCAAAAATGGATAGGATTTATTATCCTCATTCATTCCTAAGAAAGTTACATTTCTTCTATAATTTCCATTATTGATAAATTTATCTGACTGATCCATAAAAATATCATAATTAAATTCATCAGTTTGATTATGATGTTTAAATGTAACATATGGATAAATTGGAGATCCACCTAAAGTGAAGTAATATGCATAAACTCCATTAGGATAATCATCATTTATCTCATATCTACCATTATATTCATCTAAATCACCATCACCAGTATATTCATAATCTTCAATAAAAAATCCTTGCTCATACGATTCTGGTCTAAGTCCACTAGAAACAGAATTCTCTGATTTTTTAGTATATCCACTAACCATTTTCTGTACCTCACCAAACCCACTGCCTGTTGGTATGGCATTCTTATATCCATATGGGCCATAAATTGGATTACCGTCATATGCCCAACCAAGAATTGGAGAATGAACTAACTCTTCAGTTTTCTCCATGTCATTTTCGTTTATATTATCATCAAAATTCTTACGAAGTTGTCTATTTGGATAGAAAGTAATTAACTTATTACCTTTATTCAAACTTTCAGATCTTATTTGTAAAGTATCTTTATTTTCATTTATTGTATCATTTTTATAATTTAATTCATCACTAAACCTATGAACTTCATTAATATACCATTTATGAATATGTGGTTGGAATAATGCATTTTGTTTGTTTATAGATTCTCCACCTGTTGCAATTACTTCCACTGTAGTAGTATTATCATAATCAGTACCACCATTTAGAAT